TTTCATCAAGTTTAATATTTGATAATCTTATTTTAGCATTTCTAAGTTTAGCTCTTCTATCTTTTTGAAGTCTTTGTACTAAATATTCTTGCTGACCAGATCTTGTTGAAATAATTGCATGAAGTATACTTGCATATAAAGCGTCTTCAGCCATTTTAGGAATTCTTGTGTCTAAGTCATAAGCAAGCCCGTCTGATATATATTCTAATACAATAAGTCTACCAACTAAATTGCTGGAAAAAGACATTTTGCCTTCTCTTTCATTCATGTTAAACCATCCATTTACTTGTGATATCTGCGGATCAAGGCCATATTGTCTACCCCAATTCCACGATCCATCAAAACCATAAGCATTTCTGAACTCTGCTAACTTATCAATGCTATTTAAATTGTTGCCGTTAATTAAATTGTCATTTGCATTTTTCCATCTTTCTTCAGTAATAGAAGTTCCTTCTAAATTATCTCCAAAATTATCATTTGTAGGAACACCAGCTTGATCTTGTATAGGTGTTTCATAAGGGCTTATAGTTAAATTGTTTGCAGGATATATAATTCTTTTTACACCTAGATTATCTATATAAGAAACCCTAACGTAATTTACGTAGTCTTGCGGTAATATAACGCTTAAGCTAGCGGGTATATTTAATTCTTGCGAATGAACACTTTTTAGTGTATCGTAAGAAAACTCCTGCAAACTACGCTTAGCGTGGAATATAATGTCTGTTCTTTTTACATTAGGAATTAGCTTGTCAGCTCCAACGTATGCTATTAAGAAATTGTTTATAGCATCGTTTAATGTTAAATAGCTGTAGCCGCCATAGTTATCTTCTACAGCTTGACCGTAGGCTTTTTCTGGTTCGGTTTGACCGTATTGACCTCCAGTTAATATTTTTAATTGAACAACAACGTAAGTGTTAATAGGTAAGCCTGTTAATGTTATAACATTGCCGTTAACCGTAAAAGCAGTAAGATATTCATTCCAGCTTCCTGGATTTGGCAATCCTGTTGCACTTGTATATACTTTAAAATTATTTAAAGCATAATTAGCGACTGATGGGTTCCAGTTTGCAAATATTAAATCTGTATTAAACGTAGTTGTAAATTCCTGAGAAGCGGTCCCGTCGGACAAAAACTCTTGCGCTCCTTCGTAATATTGCTGATTTGTTTCGGTTATTAAACCTCCATTAGGAATTGGCATATTTTATTAGCTTTTTGAATTAATATCAGATTGTTGTATGTCTTGAGAAGCAATTTGTATTATAGTTGGATCTTCGATAACAACCCCTGCGTATCTTAGTATTCTTATTATAACATTTGTTTGTTCTACAGACGCTAGCTCGAAATTAACCGAAGTAGCGGGATCCCATATATAAGTGAAATTAGTAGCTGCTTCAGAAGTAAAATTCCATGTAGGGTTTGCTGGCTTTTTTATATATGTAGCTTGTACGCTGTTACTTATAGTTTGTGGGTATATTATTATTTTATTTTGTTCAAATAAATAAACAGGAAAGTTTTCACTTGGCTTGCTTATAGGCGATAAGTTTAACAAAGCAAATTTGTTTCTTTGTGTAGGCTCTACTTCTCTATCATCCTTGTATAGCACAGTGCCTAGTTTATAAAAATCTTGCGGATATAAAGTTATAACTATATTATTAGCAGCTCCCGTAGGTAACGAGCCCGCTGTTAAATTAAAAAATCCTCCGGTTATATTATAGTCAGTGTAAGGCACACCTAAGTAAGTAACTTCTACCAAGCTGTCTTCAACTTGGCTTTGAGTAATGGTTGTTAATGGGAATCCTGTTTGGAGATTAACCGTGGAGATTAACTGAGTACCACTAGCGGCTCCTGAAGATGTAGGCAGCGTAAAAAACGCTGGAGCTGTGCCAACTGCTGCATTGTAAGTGCAAGCACCAATTTCTTTAAAAGCATCAAGCTTTTCTTGTACCGATTTACGGCGATCAGCATATTCACTTTCATTTTGTGGCGCACGTAGTTGTTGATATATAGTTTGAAAATAACTATTTAGTATATCCAGTTGAACTTGAGTTGCTAATTTATTAAATTCATTAGGCGTTAAATACCCTCTTTGTTCTTTGTTTATTATTAACAAGACTGTTTTATAAACTTGATCTACGTTTATGGCCATTATTTTTTATTTTTTATACTAAAAAGGCGGCCGAAACCGCCTATGTATAGTATTACTTGTTTTTATAGTTTTTTATCTATAGACTTGTAAATTTCTACTCCCTCATCTGTTTTTAAGAAAGCCGCAAACGCTGAGTAAGGGTTTTCATCAAAAGGAACGTTCATTAATTTTCTACCAGTTGACACCCATGTAAATGTGCGTTGGTCTTGTGATAGATTTATAATTCCAATTTCGGCTGCTCTAATAGCAAAGTTTCTTAATTGAACATTTTCATCATTAGCTAAGTTTAAAAACAATGCTGGATTGTTTCTAGCAAATAACAATAAATCTCTTTTAAGCTCTTTTGAACTCATAGAGTTTACAGCAGATCCTTTTTCAACTCTTAATATTGCTTCAGCATGGTCTACGTCTAATGATCTAGCCGCATTTAAAGCATCAATTTGAAGATCCAATACATCTAATTCATCTTCCGCTTTCGCAACTGCGCTAAATTCATCATATATTTTTCCTTTTAGTGGATGATATAAAGACAATAGCTTTTGTAAATTTTGTTGTTTTTTAGGAACTAATAATGTACCGTCTAAAAATCTAATATGTCCCATTGTAGCTTCGCCTTTTTGTTCGTCTACTAACGGTGAATCTTGATTTGTTGCGTATCTTATTTCTCTTTGTTTTCCAGTTTTTTCATCAAAATAAAGTAAAGCATGCTTCCTAGTATGCTTACCCGGTATTGTTAAAGTTAAGGGCGATTTATTGCCTCTTAAATAATAAGTTCTATCTTTGATTTCCCATTCTGGTTTTTTGGGTTTTACTGGAGCAGCAACTTTTGTTACCACTTCTTCTTGAGGTGCAATCTCAACTTTTTCTGCTTTAGCTTGTTTAGCCATAATATAATAAAATTAAATAGTTATAAAAGTAATAATTACCCCCGTCAGTTTAACGAGGGTAAGAATTACATTAATTTTGAATCATTAGATTCCTTTGAAAAGTACAAAGTTGTTAGCAGCTTGAGTTACTAAACATCTTTCAGATAGGAAGTTTACTTCCATAGCATCAAGAGTTGAAGTAAATGCACCACCAGCAGAACCAGTTAACCAAGATTTCATTCTTCTGTCGTCAGCCTGTGAAGCTCTGTAACGTACGTGTAAGAATGGTCTACGGATATTAGTTCCTAATACTTGATCGTAAACTGTAGAAGTTCCAGCTGGTACTAATACACCTTCAATAGAATTGATACCAACAATACCTCCACGAGTAGAAGCGTCATTTAAGTATTTCCAATCAGTTTTGTAAAAGTCATAAGAACCTCTTCTAAATCCTGAGAATCCAAGATTTAAAGCCATTTCTTCTGAGTTTTCAAATAATCCAAAAGCAGTACCTCCAGCAAATCCACCAGAAATAGAAGCTAACATATCGTCAAAATCAAGAGATGTTTGTCTCTGTAGGAATAACATGTTCTCTTCGATAGCCCCTTGAGTATCTAAATTCTTAAGAATAGCATCAAATTCGTCAAGTCCAGCAGCAGCAGTAAATCCTACTTCTACATTTCCACGAGTTTGAATAGCAGCAAATAAACCTTCAGTTCCAGGAAGTGCTCCAACAGTTGTACCTGTTGCTCCTTGATTATACTCACCTTCTACCATTGCCATTTCTAAGTGATCTTCAAAACGTAAACGAGTTTCAGATTCAGCTTTTAAATACCATAAGTATCCAGATGTTCCGTCTTCAGTTGCAACTTCAACCCATCCAATTTGAGCCATATCAGATCCGTTAATCACAAATTGATCACGAATAATGATTGGTGAATTAGAGAATTGAGTAAATTGCGGTTGTACAGTAACTCTTTGACCAGCTACTTGAACCCCACCGCCTGCTGCAGTTTGATTCGAAGCAATAGCAGAACCTTTAGTGTAAGCAGATCCATAAACAAATACTTTAACTTGTGTTCCAGCAGCAATTGCGCCTGCCATAAATCCAGAAGCCACTAACCCAGCACCACCTACAAAAGGAGATACTTCAAAAGTACCCGCTCCAGGAGTAGTGTCACTAGCTGTAACTAAACATTTTTGCTCAGCGCCTGTTGCAGGATTTAATAATACAACTGTATCATTAATAGAAATTACATTATTTACGTTAGCAGCTAATGTAATAAGGTTTGTTCCAACTGCTACACCAGCACCATCAGCTCCAATAGCAAATCCTTGATACGATATGTGTAGTCTGTTTTGTTCTGACCAAATTACTTGATCACTTGTCATTGGCATTTCAGCGCCAACCATTCTTAAAAAGCCTGATAACGTACGATTTCCGTAACGCTCTACTTCAGCTTCATATACCTCAGGAAGGTATTGTTGCGCAAAATCATTTGCGCCATTGTTAAATTGTAAGTAGTTATTAGGAAGCAATTGTTGTGATTGCGACGGTATTAAACTACCAAATTGAGGAGTTAAACTCATAATTGTTTGTTTTTTTAGTTAAATTTTTTTGTTTTGATTTTTAGTTTTGTAGAATCAGCACCTGAAATTGCTTTAACTTTTAATCCGTTTACAAATACATCTCCTTGAGTAGATCTAGCTTTAGTACTACTTAAGTTTTTTGAGCTATTTACAACGTCTTTAACTGCATCAGCTTTTCCTTGCTCATAAAAATGAGCGGCAATCTTATCTACATTATCCGCGGCATACATAGCTTTGTGATAACCATCAACATCTTTAACATTACCTGATTCGTCAAGGAACTTCCCGACAAGGTTGTTAATATTTGATTGGCTTTCTGCAACTTTATCACGATTTTGAATGTTGTACTTATAATTCTTTTCACCAACTTTAATATCGAAACCTTCGAAATTATTGCTAAAATGATTTTTAGTACTTTCTTTAAATTGTGCGTGTTGTTGCTCAGCTGCTTTTTGCTGCTTGTTATATCGGTTAAAAAAGTCCGTGGCTTTTTGTTGGTCTTGAGTAACGCCCGGTCTCAACTTGATCTCGTCGTAATATTTACTCTTTGTTTCCTCTAAATAGTTTTTGGCTTTTGCAACTTCTTCTTTAAACGCAATTCTTTTTTTGCGTGCATCTCTATCTTCGTCGATATCTTCATCAATAATAAAGTCTTCTAATAACATATCAATGTCTTCCCCTTCCAAATAAGGTTTTTCTTTTTTGTAATACTCTTTAAGTAACGTAACTTCGTCAACTTTAGAGTAATCGGCGTTAAGCCTAGTATAGTCCTCTATTGTCCCACCTGTATCTTCCATAAAAGAAACTAGCTTTTCAATGTTTTCAGGTAAAGCTTTACCAAGAATTCTTTCGTCTTGTATTGCTTTTTCTACCTGAGCTTCAACTTTTTCAGTCTCTGTTACTTCTTTGATTGGAGAAAACCCTTCAACATCCTCGTCGGACTTTTGTACAGGTTCTCCCACCTCTGCGCTATCTCCGGATGGTTTTTCCACAGATACTTCCTTTGTTTCTCCGATTTGAATGGCATCTTCTTTTGGTATTACCACCTTAGTAACTTCCGGAGCTTCTTCTTTTAAAGGCTCTTTAATTGTAACCTTTATAGGCTCGTTGCTGGGTGTTGTTAATTTTTTTGGAGTTTTCTTTTTAATTTTAAACTCACCTTCCTGTTTAACAGGTTCATTTGTTTTTACTTCTTCTTCTGACATAATATAATATAATTAAATAGTTATTGCTTCCTACATGAAAGCTTGCATTCCCGTTTCGGGTTGTTGTTCGAAGTTTATAGGTAAGCCATCGTTTTGTCTTTGACTTATTAGTTCACTTTGCTGTGAAGCTTCCATTTTACTTCGATTATCTTTGCGATCTTCAATAGAACCTTCTTTTTGTTGTATCATTTGAACATCCATTTGTTTAAGTTGCATATCATACTCAAATCTGGTTTGCATTTTTTGCGCTTCTAATTGCGCTGCAATTTCCATTCGCTGAATTTCCATTTGATTTTTAGATTGTTCAAATTGAACATTAGCACCCATTAAAGCTTCTTGCTTTTGCACTTCAGCCATAGCTGTTTTCTCAGCAGTATCTGCTTGAGATTTTCCTTGTGCAGCAATGTTTGCTTGTTGGTTAGCCTGTTCTTGTTTAGCTTTTTCTTTACGCTTTATTTTAAGCATTTGATTTGCTAGCTTAAGGTTTTTGATTTGCCTTAAATCAATAGCATCCTCTAGGTTAAGACTTCCTTGCTGTAAAGAAACTTGAATGTTATTTTCTAGTTGGGCCTCTTCTTCTTCGTCTGGTTCTAATTCTAAAAATATACCAAAGTCATGCAGATTTAAATTAACTATCTCTTCTAAAGTTTTAATATTAAAAGTAGATATAGAATTTTGTAATGCGCTTTTGGTTAAAGGAAATTCTAACGCATCCGCTATTCTTAAAGAAACGTTTTCAGCTAGTTTAAGAGTTATATAAAGCCCTGACTGGTTGATATGCCTAGTAGCTACATTAGATGCGTTAGCGGCTATCTTTTGAAGCCCTACAAGCGTTTGCTTGTCTGGAGTACTACCATCTCTAGCTTCATTAAGTCCTGTTACATCACGTATCATCTGTAAATAATATTGATACGTTTGAATCAAAGAACTAATTTTAGCCTGACCGTTTGAACTATTAAGTTCTTGTATTGGAACTTTGCCGGCGTTCATATCTCCATCTTGAGTAAGTGATCGGCCAACTATAGAACCTGTTTGGAAATACATATTTAATGCCTCTGCTGGATTATAGTTTGTTCCATTACCTAAATCAACTTCAGCTAATCCGTCCATATCTAAATATACACCATCCGGCACCATTCTGGACAGCACTTGCTGTAGCTTTAAATGTGTTAACTGAATCATATCAGCAAATCCAACACACTTGCTTACAAGTGATTCGATACGTCCTTTATACATTCTTGGTGCACATAAAGCATAATTCATTTCTACCTTAGTTGTATCAGCTGTGGGTCTAGACATATTTTCTGCCAATTCCCACTTAACCATTTCATTTGAGCCTAAAACTTTAGCTCCTGTATACAGAACTTCAATAGATCTTGATACTCTTTCAAAGTTATCATTTTCCGGCGGGTTAAATGAATCAGGCTTTTCTAAAGCTTTCATCAATCCCTGTGGTGTTTCTTTTATTTTAAATACTTGATTGTGATAAGTCTTGTAATCAAAATATAAAACCTGGACTGTGTTTCGATCATAGTTACCCCAGCCGGTTATATATTGACTGTTACCAGGCATAGATTGAATTCTTTCTAATTCTTTTTCGCTAATATTTGGAAACTCTTTTTTAAGCTCAGGTATTGTTATAGATTTTACTTCACCTACATAATATATATCATCAAAGTTTGGATCTTCAGTATAAGAATAAACAACATAAGCAGGATCTACATAATCAACTGTAATTCCTTCTGCTGTATTAAAGCTGGTTTTTGCTACTGCAATACCTAACACGGTTAAGTCCATGTTTAATCTTTTCCTTGTTAAGTCATATTTATTTTGAGCAAGCACACTAGATATAGCTTCTTCTTCAGCTATTTCAATTGACTGCTTATAACTTAATTGCATGTGTAATTCCAGTTCTTCTTTGGATTCAGGCACCACATCAATGTTCGGTGTTTGATACAAATTAATGCCTAATGTTTGTTGAAGACTATCTAAATATTCTTTAGCAACCATGTCTTCATAAAGCATAGAAGCATAATCAGTTCTTTTTCTTATAGAAGCAGGGTCTTGCGCGTATGCTTTTATATCATAAGCTTTAGCTGATATACCGTTAACTACTATGTCTACAAATTTAGATAAAATCGGTACAGGCTTCCAGTCTAAGTTTAGATAAGACAAATCACCATTAATAGATAATTCATCTTTGTACTTTTGTATTGACTGCTCCCCTCTAGCATATAATCTTAATTGGTGAAATTGATTCCAACTAGTTAAATATCTATTACCGTTAGTTCGCCCTTGACCAAACCATTCGTATTCTATGGCCTGCCCAACCTGCGTCCCGTATTTCAAGCTTGCTTTTTCCGCATCGCTAACTACTTGGCTTGGAAAAGCGCTATTGGTGTTAGTATATATACTCATTTAACTTATTATTTTTGATGTTGAACCTTTATTATCATATTTTTTAAAACCTAAGTCTAGTGCTTTTGGTTTTTGCCTAGGCGCTCCTGGGGCATATCTATGTTTATTGCAGGCCATTAATGCAAGCCCTGAACTAATAGATGCATCATGCTTTGTTCTATTATTAATATTAAACTTAGCCCAATCCTCTAAGGTTCTTTGAAAATATATATCTCCATATCCTGTTTCTTTTAAACCTACAAAGTCATTTATGTAAGTTTCAATTGCAGCTGCATGTGCTTGTTTTATATCTTCACTTGAATTAGGTATTCCACCTAGCTCTTTTTCTGTCACAGATAGTTTATTGTATTTTTTATCAGGCCTATTAACTGAATAGCCTCTATAGCCTCTACGTTTAAAATGATATAATAATCTTGGTTTATTGTTTTCTGCTAGTATTGGCATTCCGTAAAACACGCAAGCCATTAATACATCTTCAAAAAATATTTCAGCAGTTTGTGGCCTAGCTATGTATTCTAAAAAAAACATATTAGGCGGCACGTCTTCCATTGAAAATTTAGTTAAACCGTGAAGAGATCCGTTGGATCCTCTGCCGTCAACAGTACCTGAAATATCGTATGGATCACAACCAAATGCTCCGCAATGCTCATTACCAGGATAATTAGTGCCATTTTTTATATATCTTTTATTTTGTAAGCTTTCAGGCGGAACCCAAGTAACTAAAAATCTGCCGCTTTTATTTGGCACAAATATTACTTTAGTGTCTTTTTCTGCATTTTCCCATTGAAAACTTCCTTTAGTTACTTTAATTGAGTTTTTAAGATCTTCATTAAAATCTATTTGCTCGTATATTTTTGTTAAGTTAAATAAAGATTGTTTGGATTCATCTCTAAACGCATGCTTAGTTGTGCGTGGAAACTGTCTGTAAAATTCATTTAAACTGTCTTGATCAGATTTTAAGCCCTCCACCTCATTATCCCAATATTCTATAACACCTTGTGTTATTTTTATTCCATGAGGGTCTTCAACTCTTTTTTTGGGTGTATTGAATACAGGTAAGCCATAAGAATCAATGTATCCTTCGTAGTTCCATTCCATAGGTATGAACAAAGAATAGAGTCCTGAGCGAGTCTGTCCATTGGCGTTTCTTTGTGTAACATCTGAGTTGTCATAAAGCTTTTTAAAATTTGCTCCTCCTTTGTCAAGCGAATTTGATGTTGATCCCATCATACACTTTCCAATAACTCTACTACCTAGTCTAAGGGTGGTTTTCGTAACACGCCAGTTGTTGAGGATGTTGTTGGGCCTTTCCCACTTCCCGCTTTCATCGTGGACGAGGAGCCTGAGCTTCTCCCCATCGTAGGCATTGTCGCCGGTATTCTTCCAGTCGATGGTTGTGTCAAGACCGGTAATTTCTTGTATTTTTTGATTGGCTTCCAGTTTTCTACGGGTAAATTTGGAGGCAGGGACTCTGTAGGCAAGCTCGGTCTTGGGCCTGTCCATACCGTCCTGGATCGGTTTGAAGAAGAATGGATAGTTAACGGATATTGGTACCACCTTATCTGTGAACATCTTCTTAGCATCGGCACCAGATTTGGACAGTATGCCGTACCGTGAATCCGTGGATATTGTAGCAAGGTTGACCGATTCAGCTGAGGACATAAATGAAAAGCCTGATCGACGGTTTTTAAGATAACACATTCCATAAGACCGTGCGTCTGATTTACAAGCTTCCCAGAAAATGTAGAATAATCTATTTGATTCCCTAAAGTCCGGTTGCCCGACGTCAATTTTACTCCACTGCAGGTACATATAATTAGTGCCAGTAATGTAAGTAGGAACACCTTTG